GTGTTATACCTCGTCCAGATGCGACCTGGTGGGCCTTGTGAGTATTCATGTAGCCGGTATTAACCGACGTTTCTATATTGCTCGTCTTATTTCAGACGGTTTTTGTGTCCTTTACGAATGATTGTTCGTAGTTCTTTTGGGGTTTTTCGTTCTTCGACGATGATTGTACCATCAGCTTTTATGGTTTTTAGCGGCTGGTTTTTGTTTGCGCCGTAGGTGAGGTAGTCAACTTTGCGTCGTTTCTTTTTTGGTGCATATGTTGACATGGGGTTTGAAGATACATGGTTTCAGGGTGGTTGTCAAACATTACAAGTTGAATACAAGTGCAAAATGTTGGTGGGTGTGAGGAGGCCCGGAGCCATCCAGTTCATTTAAGTGCTGTTGCTCTACGGCACACCCACCAACGTGTGTATAGTAGCAGTTATGAGGGACTTCAGGATATTGCTTGGTGATTGTCGTGACCGTTTGAAAGAGTTGCCAGACAACTCGATAGACAGCATTGTGACTGACCCGCCGTATGAGCTTGGGTTTATGGGTAAGTCGTGGGATGCGTCAGGTGTGGCTTATGACGTGACCGTGTGGCAAGAATGTTTACGGGTGTTGAAACCTGGTGGACATTTGTTGTCGTTTGGTGGTTCACGCACATATCACCGTATGGCTTGTGCTATTGAGGATGCAGGGTTTCAGATTCGTGACCAGATTATGTGGGTTTATGGTTCAGGGTTTCCAAAGTCGTTGAATGTGAGCAAGTCCATTGAAGGGCTGCTAACAACGGGTTCAGCCAACAAGACAGCGTTTAAGAACTTGGCTGGTGAGCAGGTTGAGCGTGGTGATTGGGGGATTGCTAAACAGCAGTTCACTCATGGTCAGCGTGACACAAACTATGACGAGACTGCTAGTGCGACTCGATTGGGAAAACTTAAACCAACTACTGATGAGGCTAAAGATTGGGATGGTTGGGGTACTGCGTTGAAGCCTGCGCATGAGCCGATTGTGTTGGCTCGTAAACCGTTGGATGGAACTGTTGCTAATAATGTGTTGAAGCATGGTGTTGGTGGTTTGAACATTGACGGTTGCAGGGTGGGTGAGGGAACTGGTGAAAGCAAAACAGTTCAATATCCTGACATTCGTGGCAACAACTACAACAACGCTTCTGGCACAGTTGAATACACAGTAACAAGTCAAGGTCGTTTTCCTGCGAACTTTATTCATGACGGTTCAGACGAAGTATTAGAACTATTCCCAGATACTAAAGGTGGAACATGGAACACCACTAAGGGCGCACGACATTTCAACAATGACGGTGAGCCAACAGGTTATGCAACCTCTAAATCTGACAGTTCAACTGGTTCTGCTGCACGGTTCTTTTATTGTGCTAAAGCCAACAAGAAAGACCGCAACGAAGGCTTAGATGGATTCGCTGAGAAACGCCCTGACGAACGAACTACAACAGGGATGGGAACATTTGATGAGAAAGGTGTAGCCAAACAAGCCAACCATCACCCAACAGTAAAACCCACAGACCTTATGCGATACCTGTGCAGACTGATAACCCCACCAAACGGCACAGTCCTTGACCCGTTCACAGGTTCAGGTTCAACAGGTAAAGCAGCCGTGTTGGAAGGATTTAATTTCATCGGTATTGAGCAGTCAGAAGAATATATTGCGATTGCAGAAGCTCGTATAAAGTCTGTGTATGACAGCGGGGCGTAGCGGGCGACGACAAGTTCCACCACAGGATGTGGCACGTTTTTGGCAGGCGCGTGCGTCTGGTATGTCGATCAAGGATGCAGCCAAAATTGCTGGTGTTCATTACAACACTGCACAGAAGTGGGATGCAAAGAAGAAGATTGCTAAAGCTGAGATAGAGGTTGGGAAGTTGGAGCAGGGGACTGCCCGTAAGAAGGTGGGTGGTGTTCAGGCTGATGCTTGGGCGAAGGTGATGGATGTTTCTGATCTTCCACCTGTTATCCCTTATGACCGTTTGAGTGAGGAAGCACAGCGTGGGCTTGTGGACTTTGACTATTTCAGGCGCAGATATTTGGGCCGTATCCCTAGCCCGTGGCAGGTTGATGCCGCATACAAGATTGAAGATTATTTGTTGTCTAACGATAAACAGTTTGTGGTGTTGAACTGTCCTCCAGGTGCAGGTAAGTCCACGTTGTTTCACGATATTGCTGTGTGGCAGATTGTGAAGAACCGCAAGATTCGTGTGATGATCGGCTCCGTTTCGCAGTCACTAGCCAAGATGTACAGCCGTCGTATCCGTGAAACCCTTGAACGCCAGTTCCCGTTAGACCCTGACCCTGTGCTAATTGACAAAGGGCTGGCGATAAAAGCGGAAGCGTGTTTGGCGATTGACTACGGTAGGTTTAAGCCTTCAACTTCAGGGTCGTTGTGGCGGGCTGAAGAATTCATTGTTGAACAGGAGGATATGGGTGGGTTGGATAACAAGGAACCAACTGTTTCTGCTTACGGTATTGAGTCTGAATTCATTGGTCATCGTGCCGATCTATGTTTGTTTGATGACGTTGCGTCACCGGAGAACGCTAAAGAATCTGCAGCTAGAGACAAACTTATTGAGAGATGGGATTCAATGGCTGAGGCGCGAGTCGATCCAGGCGGTTTGCTCGCCGTCGTCGGACAACGACTTGGACCTTTGGACCTCTACGCTCATTGTCTCAGCAAAGTCACCTACGAAGATTTCGAGGATGACTATGACGGATCAGATACAACGGACATTTCACAGGACACCGAACCGTTAAAGAAACAAAAATATCATCACCTCATCTACAAAGCATATTATGAGGATTTGGATACAGGTTTAGCGTCTAAACGGAACTCGTCCCCTGCATGGCCTAACGGACCACTCCTAGACCCTCACCGTCTGTCATGGAAAGACCTTTCATACATTAAGCACTCCAACCCATCCAAGTTTGCGGTGGTATATCAACAGGAAGATCAAGCTGAAGGTAACTATCTGATTGAACGGGTGTGGGCTACAGGCGGGATCGGCCCTGATGGGGTGCTGTACCCAGGTTGTGTCGACAATGAGCGTCGCCCAGGTCATGTTCCCCACAACTTGCAACCCCCGTTGATCTCGATTGCTTCGGTTGACCCGTCACCGACCATGTTTTGGGCTATCCAATGGTGGATATATCAGCCTGAAACCAACCTGCGGTTCCTGATTGACGTGGAACGAGTCAAACTCACAGCCGAACAACTACTCGGCTACGACACCACCACCCGTGACTATTCAGGAATCATGGAAGATTGGCAAAACAGGGCTATGGACATGGGCTACCCCATCTCACACTGGGTAGTTGAGGTGAACGCTGCGCAACGATTCTTGTTGGCACACGACTTTGTGCGCAAATGGCAGTCACGCCACAACGTAAACGTCATCCCTCACACCACTAGCCGTAACAAGATTGACGAAAATCTTGGTGTGGAAGCGTTGCTTCCACAGTTGTTCCGTACCGGCGCGATCCGTACACCAACAATGCGAGAAAACTGGAAAACACTAGCCTTCATCGAAGAACACTCGTCATGGACACGGGATAAGAAGAATGGTACTGACCTTGTGATGGCGTGTTGGATGGCTATGTTGCATCTGCCAAACTTGTCACCGATCACACGGCCACAAAAGAAATGGCGACCCTCTTGGCTGGTGTGATAACTTGTATCTAAATGCTGTCTACAGAGGAAATCGTCCAACTCTACGAGCAACGCCGTAGAAATCAAGGTCCTGTTCAGGAGCAGATGCGTCGTGTACGCGATCTAGCAAACGGTGACGTAATTGTTCCATTGAACGAACTTGATAAGAACGCTAAATCTTCAGTAGCAAACTTGTTGGTGCAGGGTTTGGATCAGATGTCTATGCGTGTGACATCAACAATGCCATCCCCATATTTTCCACCAATCAAAGAAGGCTCGGAACGCTCTAAGTCATCTGCCCGTATGCGTAAACGTGCGATGTTGTCCATTTGGGATCACAACCGTATGCAGATGAAGATGCGTCGTCGCGCACGACACCTACTCGGCTACTCACAATCAGCCGTAGTTATCAAACCTGACTTCAAAACCTTGATGCCAGTCTGGTCTGTACGCAACCCATTAGACACTTTCGCTGCACCTGTAGATGATCCTGATGATCCGCTACCACGCGACTGCATTTTCACCTACCGTGTAACCGCAAGTTACCTACTACAAAA